TGAGTAACTCAATACTTGATAGATATTCGATAGATAAAAATGGTAGAATTTTAATAGGTTGGGCAGACTCAAACGGAAATGCGCCTTTAGAAGATGGCACTTTTGCAAATGGTATTTGGACTAGACGGACAAAATACGATGCATCAGGAGCAAAAAAAGATAAAATAACAGGGAAAAGAGATGGGGCTATTTATAAAATAGATTACCAATACAACGACAACTATGACCCAACATTTGATGGAAATGAAGAAAGAGTTAAAGATAAAGGAAGTCCTAAACAAGAGGACAAAAATAAAATAGACCTTATTCTTTTAAACAAATTGATTGACGATGAGAACAACGACTATGGTGCAAGTGGAGTTGTAGAGGGAATATCTGTGAGCAAGGCTGGTATCGTTAATGTAGATGGGGGCAGATTAAATCAAAGGGAAGGTGTTTATAAACATATAAACGGCAACCAATATACTGTTGTAGCACAGGCTGGTGCATCATACAACATTACAGTAGATGATCTTTTCAATGAGATGATTAGCGATGCTCAAGATCAGCCAGATTATAATGAACTTACTGACTTTTAAAAAATATTAAGTTAGATAAACAATCGGTGAAGTATTGTTATAAATAGATAAAGGAGTATCATATGCCCACACCAACATCATTCAAAGACGCTCAAGCTCTTAACGATATTGAACGTAATGTTCGTCAATATAAAGACTTGGACTTATTCTTTGTTAAAAAGAAATTGTCTTCGAAAGATAGTGATGGTGCAGTAACAGTAAGCGGTGCAAAATCTGATATTGATAAGGTAACAGACATTACAGCTGTAAAGCGTTCTATCCGAAATCTAGTATTAACTAATCATTACGAAAAACCTTTTCACCCAGAAATCGGTTGTGGTGTAAGAGAATTGTTGTTTGAATTGATGACTCCATTAACTGCACATCTTTTAACTAGAAAGGTAGAAGATGTTATTACTGATTATGAACCAAGAGCACAATTGGTTGGTGTTAAAGCAACACCAGATTTAGATCGCAATGCGTATGAGTTGACTATAGAATTTTATGTTTTAAATGCTCCAACCGAGTTAGTAGACCTAACCGTACTATTAGAGAGATTGCGATAATGGCAATAAACACAAAGAGATTAAATGTAACAGAGTTTGACTTTGATGAGGTCAAAAATAACCTTAAAGTTTTTTTATCTGGACAAACAGAATTTACGGATTATGATTTCGAAGGTTCTGGAATGAACGCACTACTAGATGTTCTTGCATACAACACTCACTATCTGGGTTTCAATGCAAACATGTTAGCAAACGAAATGTTTCTAGACAGCGCATCTCTTAGGTCAAGTGTAGTTTCTCATGCAAAAACTTTAGGGTACATTCCTAACTCTGCTAGGGCTGCGGTTGCGACAGTTAATGTTTCGTTAAACACAACTTCTGTGGCTAGTGCAACTATGTCAGCTGGAACGGTATTTAACTCTACTGTAAATGGAACAGACTATCAGTTTGTTACATCTGATGCAGTAACAGCATCTAATACTGGTTCTTCGATTCCTTTTGTTTTAACTAAAATCTATGAAGGAACTTTTGTAACAACCAGATATACTGTAGACTCAACAGACGCAGACCAAAGATTTCTTGTTCCCAATAAAAGAGCAGATACTTCTACATTAAAAGTTGTAGTACAGAATTCAAGCTCAGATAGCACCTCCACTACGTTCACACAAGCAACAGACATAACACAAGTTACTGCTGAAAGTGATGTTTATTTTTTACAGGAAGTAGAGAACGGAAAGTTTGAGGTGTATTTTGGTGATGGAGTTATTGGTACTGCATTGTCTGATGGTAATATTGTAATACTTACTTACGTTGTCAGCAATACCACAGACGCAAACGGCGCATCTATTTTCAAATCAAATGCTGGAATTGCAAGTGTTTCTGATGTATCAGTCGAAGTTGTAGATGTTGCAAACGGTGGTTCAGAACCAGAAACTATTACGTCTATAAAATATAATGCTCCACTAGATTATGCATCTCAAGGAAGATGCGTAACTACTGAAGATTATAAAGTGTATGCTAAGAAACTTTATGCAAACGCACAGTCGGTGCAAGTGTTTGGTGGAGAAAATGGTTCGTTTGATTCTAGTCTTGGTGTTGTTAGTAATGCTGAATACGGTAAAGTATTTATTTCAATTGTCGCAACAACAGGATTAAATTTAACTGCATCAGAAAAAAAACAACTCGTATCTGATTTTGGAAAATATACTGTCGCATCTATTACTCCAGTTATTGTTGACCCAGAAACAACTTTTTTAATTTTAAACGTATCATTTAAATATGATTCTAATAAAACAACATTAGCTTTAAGTCAAGTAGAATCTGAAGTAGTTTCTGCAATAACATCATATGATACAAACAATCTTGGTGAATTTGAAAAGTTGTTTAGACATTCTCAAGTTACTAGACTTGTTGATGACGCAAATGTTTCGGTATTAAGTAATACCACTAATGTTACTTTGGGCAAGTTATTTACTCCAACAACTACCGCTTCCACATCGTATTATATTTACTTCAACAATGCACTTTACAATCCTCACTCTGGACACAATGCGTCAGGTGGTGGAATACTTTCATCAACAGGATTTTTTATTAGTGGTGATACAACAAATGAACATTTCTTTGATGATAATGGTGAAGGAATTGTAAGACTTTATTATGTTCAAGCTGGTTCAAGGGTGTATGTTGATTCAACTGCTGGAACGGTAAATTATGCAACAGGTGAGGTCTTTATAGAGTCAGTTTTTATAACTACAATATCAGATGTTGATGGTGTAACTTCAACACAAGTTCGTCTTACTGTTATTCCAAACTCAAAAGATATTGTTCCAGTTCGTAATCAGATATTAAAACTTGACCTTACAAATAGTACAATAACAGGACAGGTTGATACTGTCGCGGTAGGTGATGGAACTTCAGCTGCCACTTATACAACAAGTACTTCTTACAGTACACCATCTGGGTATTAAAGAATGGCTCCTTTTGATGGCGACATAGACCCTACAGGAAATTTAACATCAAAAATAAGTACGTTAATTGACGGGCAGTTGCCTGATTTTATTCAGGCAGACCACCCCATATTTTCCGTATTTCTAAAACAATATTATGAATATTTAGAAGCTGCTGAACTTAGAGTCACAGTAAATATTGATAATCTTATTTTAGAAACAGAAACCAACTCTAAAGTTTTAGATGTTGATGGTAATAAAATTGTTCTAGAAGTAGGAGCAGGAACAGAAGGAAAATTTATTGTAGGTGAAACCATAACTGGTGGAACTTCAAAAGCAACTGCAAAAATTCTGTCAGACGATTTAGGTAACACCACCACTCCAAGAATTTTTATTACCTCTCAACAAAAATTTGTAACAGGCGAAACCATTACTGGTGGAACTTCTTCTTCAAGTGCAGTAGTCACAAGGTATCGTGCAAACCCTGTACAGACCATACAACAACTGTTGGCCTACGCAGATATTGATAATACCATTTATGATTTCTTAGATCAGTTCCGAGATGAGTTTATGAACGCAATTCCTTTGACACTCGCAGACGGCGTGTCAAAGAGAAGTCTTGTTAAAAATATTCGTGAACTCTATAGAGCAAAGGGTACATCAGAAGGACATAAAATATTCTTCAATATGATACTTGGTGAAACTCCAGAAGTAATATATCCAAACAAATATATGGTGAGAGCTTCTGGTGGTAATTGGGGCAACAAACTTATTATGCGAGTTGCTCCGTCAGCAAGTGCTGATGGTGATCAAGCAATTGGTCAAAAGATTACAGGACAGACTTCTGGTGCAACAGCTGTTATCGTTTCATCTCTATCAATATCTGAAGATGCAGTTTCAATAATAGAGTTTGAACTTAATCGTGATTCTATATCAACGAGCGATGCTCCATTCGTTAGAGGCGAAACAATACAAGTAGTTTCAAATGTCACTGACACGTTAATGTCATTTACAGTTAATTCAATAGTGTCATCAGTAACAGTTAATGAAAGGGGTGCGCTATACGGTGCATCTGAAATTTTTCCTCTTGATACTGACGAAAATATTGGTAACGGTGAAGCAACAGCCAGAGTTGGTAACATTAATTCTGGTGAAGTCAGTGGTGTTGTTATTGATGATGCTGGAACAAAATATCAAGTTGAAGATGTTCTGACTTTTACTACCACAGATTCTAATACCTCAACCGCAGCTGGATTTGTTTCTATAATTGATGGTTCAATAGTTATTAACGGTACAGACAAATACTCTACAGATGGTGGAGACTTTTTAGTCTTTGAAGATGCAACAACCGAACAAGAATATCTAGTTGACATAGAACTTGAAACTGCAACGGAAGAATCAGTTGGTCAAAAACTATTACTTAACGGAACTGATGGTGATTCGCTTCATGCTGGTCATAGTTTTATATTAGAAACAACATTTGTTGGGGAAGATACTTACGGAACAGTTGGTGGTGATCAAATTGCAATTGAAGAAGGAACAGATTCTACTGGTGGAATAACAAAAATATTTCTTACGAATGGTGGTTCTGGATATAATAAACTTCCAACAGTTACAGTCACATCTACTTCAGGCACAAGTACAAGTTTACTTGCAACAACTGATAACATTGGAGCAGTAGGAGAAGTAGAAATTACTAATGCTGGTTTTGCATATACTGCTGAACCAACTTCAGA